TGCTTAGATCCAATCATGTAAAGAGAAATCTTTTGTACATTAATCATAATGTAAAAACAAATCCCACAGAAAGAGAAAAATCATATAAGATACTTGAAGGAAAGTCTTGGGTTACAATTGACCATGGTACAAATGGGGCGGGGTTTTCTGAATATCTTTTAGCTCTATGCCAACATCCGTTTATAATTTGCCCGGAAGGACATGGGATGGATACGCATCGAACATGGGAAGCTCTTTATATGGGGTGTATCCCTATTGAAAAGAGAAATCGTAATAATCGTTTTTATGAGGACCTTCCAATTTGTTTTGTCAATGACTGGGAAGAAATAACTGAGGAGTTCTTGGTACGGGAATTAATTCGTATCAGAACTACCGAATGGAATATGGAGAAATTAACATTTGCATATTGGGCGAATAAAATACAGAGTTATGCGTAATGTTGGCATCATATGTGATATAAATTATGAGCGACATCATTTATTTCGCAGTTATTTTAATGCGGTAAAGAATATTTATGGCAGAGTTAGCATTGTTAAAGAAATTTCTGATCTTGAAAATATAGATATTCTGTTTATTGGAGATGATCATTACGGACCCCATAAGAAAATATGGATGAATGTTTCATTTATAAATTATTGTAATGAACATGATATTCAAGTGGTGGTAATGACTAATGAGCGAATCTTGAATTCTTATTTTCCATGGAATAAAGAAATATTTCTACATTTGACTCAATTTGATAATCTTATTCATTACGTGAATGATGTAGATGATGCAAAGAAATTAGGATTACGCATCAATCGCACTGCAATGTCTCGTAGTATATCATTTAAGAAGTGGGATGGTCCGAAAAAAGATCGAGCTATATTTGTTGGCAATATTAAATGTAAATCATACTCAGAAAGAGTTGGAGTACTTGATGCTGTAAAAAAGATATTACCGATTGATGTAATAACAGATATCCCAACTTGGGATGCTTATATGCAATTGATAGCTCAATATCGGTTTGTATTTTCTCCTATTGGGAATGGTAATTTTTTTCCGATGAGATTTTATGAAGCGTTGGCTGTTAATTCTATTCCATTACATCAAGTTCGGTCGGACACATTAGATTATTATACAACAGAGAAGGAGTTTGATGATTGTGTATTTTTTGAAACAGTAGATGAATTAAAATCAAAATTAGTAGGATTTACAAAAGAGAAAAGTCATAATGTGATTTGGATGGAGGATCACTTAATACAATATCTGAAAGAAGATCAATTATTATAGTTATGGAGAACGATAGTATCATATTGGTAACAGGTTGTCAAGGGATGACCGGATCGGCAGTGGTAAGAACATTGCTGGAAATGGGGTACAAAAATGTGGTAGGAATAGACCGCGATGATTGTGACCTTACTATTCAAGATCAAGTTTGGAAAATGTTTAACAAAGTCCATCCTGATTACGTATTTCATATTGCTGCAAAAGTAGGAGGCATTAATGCTAATAATACGCAGAGTGCTGATTTCATTTATGAAAATCTTATGATGCAATGCAATGTGATAGAAACAAGCAGATTATTATCTGTTAAGAAACTCATATTTTGTGGGTCTGCTTGTATTTACCCCAAGGATACCCCAATGCCTATAAAAGAAGAGTATTTGTTGACTGGGAAAATGGAACAGACAAATGTAGCGTATGCTATTGCTAAAATAGCTGGAGTAATAGCTACGCAAATGTATAGGAAACAATACGGGTGTAATTTTATTTCAGCTATGCCTACCAATTTGTATGGTATCGGCGATAATTTTCATCTACAAGATTCCCATGTTCTACCGGCATTACTTCGTAAATTTCATGAAGCTAAAATATCAAATTCTCCAACTGTAGAAATATGGGGAACGGGAAATCCAAAGAGAGAATTTTTATATGTAGATGATCTTGCAGATGCTCTGATCTTTCTGATGAATAATTATAATGGAACTTCCCATATTAATGTGGGGACTGGAGTTGATATTCCAATCAGAGAGGTAATCATAATGATTGCTAATATAGTTGGATATGAAGGCAGTGTTACTTGGAATACTTCTTATCCGGATGGTGTATATGAACGCAGGTTAGATGTTACTGAAATAAATGGTCTTGGTTGGAAAGCCAAAGTAAATCTTTCAGAGGGTTTAGCAAGAACATATGATTGGTTTTTGAAAAATTACAATTATATTCGGAAATGACAGATAGAAAAACCATAGTGCTTGTTTTACGAAGTGGAGGAGATTTTTCCATGCAAGATGTTGAGTTAATATCTCGACATATAAATGGAAAATGGCAATCTCCTATTCGCCCCCGTATTCTTTGTTTATGGGATAAGGCTTCTCAGCACTATGACCTTGGTAATTTTGAATTGTTACCATTAAAAACTGTTTTTCCGGGGACTTGGAGTAGAATCCAATTATACAGTCCTGAGATGGATCAGTATCGCCCGTTTTTGTACGTCGATCTTGACACCGCAGTTGTTGATTCTTTAGAACAGGTATTTGCTACTATTACTGATCCATCTCTTTTCATTACTCTTGAAGACTTTTGGCAGAAAGGGGAGCTTGCTACTGGATTGGTTTGGTTTCCAAAAGACTGCGATAAGATTAAGAAAGTTTGGGAGGCTTGGAAAGCTCCAACGGGTAGGAGGATGGATAATTTTGTTCGTCAAATATCTCCAGCAGATGCATATTGGCAAAATCTTACAAAGTCTATTTATGATTTCAAACCTCGTCATAGGAATCTTTTAAAGGAAATTCCTGCGGGAGCTACTCTAATATGCTTTCATGGAAAACCTCGTATTTTTGAGGCCGTAAATATAGAATGGGTAAAAGAATACACGGAGGCATCTTTTTCATCAGAAATAAGGGACGATCTGCCTGTTACGGTTATAATCCCTTACAATAAAGACCGTGGCTGGTTAAATCAAGCAATAAGCAGCGTTCCTAAAGGGGTTCAATTATTATTGAGTAAAGGGGACGGTAATTGGCCAGAGAATTTTAACAAGGTATTAGATCAGGCTACTGGTAAATATATTCGTTGGTTACATGAAGATGATATGCTCACTCCGAATTGTATAGAAGATTCAATTAGAACATTTGAAGAGCAAGATGTAGATTTCATACATGGACCGGCTATTGAAATATTTATGAATCCGTTCCGTTCTACCCAGCAATATACTCCTCCTATTAAACATCCGACTGTTGATGATCTACTTCGCAAGAATGTTTTCCATAGTGCTACTATGATGTATAAACGGGAAGTATTTGAAACGGTGGGAAAAATGGACGAAACGCTAAACACTGCGGAGGAATTTGAATTCAATCTCCGTTGTTTAAAATCAGGGTTGAAGATAGGATATTGTGAAACTCCATTAGCATTTTATCGCAGACATCCACAGCAGAAAGTACGTGTAGTTTCAAAGGAAGCAAAAGATAAAGAGAGAGAACAAGTAAGAACAATGTACAGATGAAAGAGTTTTCACCTATATTTGTAACAGGAGCTGCTCGGAGTGGCTCAGGAATGATAGCAGGTACATTCGTAAAATGTGGAGCATTTGGAGGCGTAATGTCCAATAAACGAGGAATGTATGAAAATGACCGTATTCGTGAAGAGATTGTTAAACCTTATTTGAAAAAGGCGAGGGTAGATAGGGACGGGCAATATCCTCTTTTGAATACTAGTGCCGTTTTTATACCGTGTGAATGGCAAGCTCAGGTAGAGAATGTTATACTTGAACAGGGGTATTCGTTTGATCGGCCTTGGTTATATAAAGATTCTCGTATAACTTTGATGTGGCCTATCTGGCATTATGCCTTTCCAAATGCGAAATGGGTTGTGGTTCGTAGGAGAACGGGAGATATAATTGAGTCCTGTTCAAAAACGGCTTATATGAAAGCTTTCAAAAACGAGTCAAATAGAAAACTTGTGGGAGTGGAAACGGAGGAAGCTGGATGGTTATGGTGGGTACATGAATTTGAAAAGAGGTTTATTCAAATGATTGAAGCTGGAGTTAATGTAAAAGTTATCTGGCCGGAAAGAATGGTACATGGAGATTACCAACAATTGTTTGAAACTTTGGATTGGTTGGGTCTTAAGTGGACTCCGGAGATACTAAATTTTATTGATCCTTTATTATGGACTAGTCGTAAAAAAGAAGGGAGGGTATAATGGCACGGGTTACTTATGCGGATGTTATGGATATTATGGATAGTGATTGTTTGGTTCCTGAATCCAAAGTGACAGTAATGATAACAGCTGCTAGTGCGGTTATAGATAAAATCTTCGCAGAGGATACAGTAATCACAGAAGAACTGCTCACTGAATTAGAAAGATGGTTCACCGCTCATATGATTGCTTCTACGTTAAGCAGAAGCACAAGTAAGGAAAGACTGGGAGATGCAGAAGTAACATTTACTGGAAAGTGGGGGGAGATGTTAAAGTCCACTCCATATGGACAGATGGTTCTTACTTTAGACATTACAGGAAGAATGGCTAAATCTGGAAAAACAGCTGTAACATTGTTTGCTATTCCTAATTTTGAAGACTAATGAGTATACAAAAGTTCATATCTAGAAATTTACCTGAAAAGGCCGTTTACTGGGGTAATCCGGTAAATAATGGATTCGGTAGCTATAATTATGATTCTCCAATTGAAATAGATTGTCGGTGGGAAGAGATGGTTCAATACATCGAAGAAGATAATGGAGAGGCTATTTTATCTAGAGCTGTCGTTTATACTAATGTAGATTTACAAGAGAAAGGATTGCTATATAAAGGAACTTTGTTAAGTCTTATGGAATCTGGAATGGATAGTGCTGGAGAGATAGATCATACTCTAATACAAGGAGTTTTTGAAGTTAAGCGTTGGGGGAAAACTCCTGCTTTAAATTCTACAACAGTCTTTTTGAGAAAAGCTTATTTAACACCTTTCTTAACTTAATTATGCCTAGAGCACCAAAATATAAAACTTCCGCTCGTATAGTAGATGTAAAAGTTGAAGGACTAGATGATGTCATGCGTCGTCTGAAAAAGGAATTGGAGGCGGTGAATCATCGTATATCTACTCGTGGATTGGTTTTGGTAGCTGAAAAGATACGGAGAGAAACAGAAACAGTATATCCTTTAACCCCGGTAGACATCGGAAATTTAAGAGCTAGTTGGTTTGTAGTCGCTACTGAGGTCGGAGAAGTAAATGATCCTCTAGCAATTTCAGGGTCCTTTAGAAATCGTCCATTTAGGAAGATGCGATATAAAGCTAGCGAATTGAGGGCCAGACATTTAGCAGTCATTTCTGCTAGCAAAGCGGAAGTGATAAAGGTTAGACAGCCTTTAATGATTATGGGATATAGTGCTCCATACGCTTTATATGTACACGAGATTGCCCACCGATTCCCTAATGCGGAATTTAAAAGAGAAGGAGCTGACTGGAAATGGTTCCAGAAAGCAATAAATCGAAATATTCGTACTATCTTTAACATCATAAAAGACAATGCTCGGATACCATGAATGCTCCAACTGTTGATATAAAGGATTTGTTAATAGCGGACAGTTCATTAGGATTGGCGCTTGGGGGTAATCTTTTTATAGGTAAGATGCCTTCTCAACCTAGAAGGACGGTGACCTTATTTGATAGTTATGGATTCGCTCCTCAATTGGCTTTGGCAAATCAAGGATATGAGTATCCAGCTATTCAAATTCAAGTACGAGATGTTGATTATCAGAATGCCTATGAAGTATGTGAAGAAATAAAGACTCTATTGCATGGGGTAAATCATACCACGTTGAATGGAGCTTTATATACCGTTATTTACTGTTCAAGCGGTCCCACTCTCCTTGAATGGGATGATAACGGGAATGTTTTATTTGTTATGAATTTTAACCTACAGCGAAGAGCTGTGTAAAAAGGAGGTAAAAAATGGCAAGTACTGCAATTGCTGGTGTAGGGACAAAATTTAAGCGGTGGAGTGGCTCTGCATGGGTCGAGATCGCTGAAATCAATTCTATCACTGGCCCAAGCATGTCGAGGGACACTATTGATGTTACCTCACTTGACTCTACCGGAGGGTACAGGGAATTCATCACGGGCTTCCGTAATGCAGGAACTGTTGTACTCGCAATGAACTTTACTCGTGCTACGTACGAGACTATGTTGAATGACTTCGAAAGTAACACGATCCAGAACTATCAGATTGTCCTCCCGGACGTTGAGAACACTGGACTTGACTTTGAAGGTCTTGTTTCTGAACTCCCACTCACCATCCCGGCTGATGATAAAGTTACCGCAGATGTTACCATTCAGGTAACCGGTAAGGTTTATCTTAGCTCAGGTGGAAGCACTGGAGTATAAATAAACCATTCCTAATCAAGGAATATTTTTAACAAATTATTAACAATCAAAAATTTCTAATCATGGGAATGTTAGACAAAAAGGCTCTTCTTACAAAGGAAGTCCTTGACAAAGTAAAAGTGGACCTTGGAAAAGGGGACTATGTTTATGTCCGTCAGATGACTGGACGTGAACGGGACAAGTTTGAACAGACTCTTATCAGAGAAAATAAAAATGCTGAAGGGGGTTTCGAGAAGGCTCTGGATGATTTCCGGGCAAAGCTTGCAGTTTGTACGGTATGCGATGAAAGTGGTAATCTTATTCTTACTCCAGCAGATGCTTCTACTCTAAGTCAGAGTATGAGTGCCGCAAGATTGGAAAAGATCGTAACTCAGGCTCAGGAACTTAATAAGATTTCTGAAGAGGATAAGGAGAAGATTGTAAAAAACTCAAGTGGCGACCAAGTCGCCAGTTCGCCTTCCGACTCTGTCGAGAGTTAGGGTTTGCTCATCCGGATATCCTATTGGATCAAATTACATCAGAGCAACTCGCAGAATGGGAAGCATATGACAAGATTGATCCAATAGGGACCTGGAGAGAGGATTACCGTTTAGCAGTATTGGATGCATTGATTGTAAACATTGTAAGTAAACTATATGCCAAAAAAGGTCATACTCCAAAAGAAGTTGTACCGATGGATTTTATGCCGAATTGGACTGGTGAGAAGAGAATTGAACGTAAGCAATCTGTATCTGATATGAAGAGCGTGTTGATGGCAATAGCCTCAGCAGCAAAAAAGAAAGAGCAGCAAGATAAGATAGATGAATTGAGATCGAAAAGACCGCCGATGGCCTTTAAATCAAGACCACCTGTGCGGAAACCGATAATAGGAGCAGACAATGGCTGATATAGGTAGTTTAATGATCAAATTGGGAGTTGATACTTCTGGAGTATTATCCGCCCAAGTAGCCGTTCAACAGTTAGCATCCGCAGCAGGAGCATCAGCTGCGAAAGCTAATGCCGCAATGGCTATGTTCAGTAAAGAGACTATCCGGAATATCAATACAGTCTCTCAAAGATTTCGTACTTTCGGATATTTGGCTACCATTACATTAACTGCTCCTATTGTAGCCTTTACCAAGTCCTCTGTCGAGATGGCGAAGAATTTTGAATTCTCAATGTCAAAGATAGAGGGCTTGGCAGGCATTGCGGCAGATACTACTCGTCAATGGTCGGAAGAACTTTTGAAGATGTCTTCCCGCACATCTATCGGACCTGAGAAATTAGCAGAGGCTCTGTACTTTGTAGCTTCATCCGGTTTTAAAACGGCAGAGGCTTTGACTATTACTGAAATGGCGGCGAAAGGAGCTGCTACAGGAATGGGAGAGGCGCAGGATATAGCGGATATGCTTGTATCTGCTATGAATGCTTATAAGACTTCCAACCTTACAGCTTCTCAGGCGATGGACATTTTTACTGCTGCTGTGCGAGAAGGTAAGATAGAGGCTAACCGATTTGTAACAACTATCGGCTCTGTTTTACCTATCGCTTCAGAGGTAGGAGTATCATTGGACCAGGTCACAGCAGCAATGGCAGCAATGAGCTTGTCAGGAGCTACTGCAGCAAACGCTGCTACTTATTTAAGAAACGTTCTTCAGAAAATAGCAGACCCGTCAGCAGAGGTTGAGAAATCCCTCAATAAGATGGGTACTTCCGGGGAAGCTCTCAGGGCTTCTTTACGGGAGCGTGGATTACTCCCAACGTTGGAAGAGTTAAGACGATTAACGGAAGTATGGGGAGAGACAATGTTTGATATCTTCCCTAACATTAGGGCTTTGATTGGAGCTTTAAATCTTACCGGGCAGAACCTTGAATACAATCGTAAAATATTTGATCTTATAAAGAACTCTACTGGAGACTTTGCTAAAGCGTTTGAGGTTGCTTCACAAACTCTTCAGTATAAGTGGAATGCTGCTTTAGCATCTGGTAGGGTAGCACTTATAAAGTTAGGCTCCTCCATTGGGCAAGTATTGCTACCCGTATTTGAAAAGTTGATAAAACGGTTGCAGGATATAACAGATTGGTACACCAATTTACATGATACTCAAAAACGGCTTGTAATAGGAATTGCGGCATTTTTAGCTATTCTCGGTCCTGCTTCTTTAGCTTTAAGCGTGTTGGGATACGCAATGTCTGGAGTGATGTCTGCTATAAATGGTTTGAGAGTTGCTTTTCAGGCGTTAAGCGCAGGTTTAATGGGAGTTCCTTATTTAGCTATCGCAGCAGGAATAGCCGCTATTGCTGTTTCGATTGTTAAAACGGTACGTAAAGCTCACGAGTGGGAGCGAATACAAGCTAGGGTAAATGAACAGATAAGCAAGGAGGTTTTGGGTCTTGATCAGGCTTTCACTCGTTTAAAGGCTACTAACGAAGGTTCTGAACAACGGGCTCAGGCTATTCAAAATATAAATAATCAATATGGTGAGTATCTTAAAAACATGCTCACTGAAAAATCTACGTTGGAAGACATTACCAAAGCACATCAGGAGCTTACCAACGTATTGGTAGCTAGAGTTGCTACGGAGGCTATGCAGGTAGAGAAGGGGAAACTCATAGGAGATTTAGCGAAGGCCCAGACAAAATATTTGAATGATTTCGTTACTGGATATCGGGAGTATATAAAAGTGGCAGGCAGAACTCCTCTTAAAGGCCCGGAAATGAGTGCTGATTTCGTTAAGGAGTTGAACGCTCTCATAGATGAAATGGGTTCTCTAATCAATGGGGATGTGCGAGCGAGAGAGGCTGTTCAGATCGGATTGCTTCCGCAATTGGTTTGGAGTAATGGACATATAGTAGAGGTCCGTAAAGCTCTGGATGAATTCGTCAGTCGTGAAGAATTTACGAAATACGCTATATCAGTAGGAGTTGATGTAAATCCTATACTGGATAAGTTCGGAGGACTAAATCAGGCTTTACTTGAATTCCAGCGTACAGGAGCTCAGGAGATACAACCAGTAGTAGATTTACTTGAAGAGATAGTAAACAGAGGGTCTGGAGCTGGTTTAGCCATTGATAAAGTACGGGCGTTTTATGAGAAATGGATAAAGGATATCGCATCAAAGACGGGAGATGCTAAATATAGCTTTACTTCGTTTACCGATGCTGTGTATGCTTATTTCAGGGAGAAGAAACGAATAGACCCGATGTTACAAACTCTTCAAGATAGTATAGATACTTATACTTCTATGGCTATTGTAGTGGGAGAGGTAGCAGAAGAGGTAGGAAAGATGTATACTAAAATTGATAATCCTATTCTTAAGAAGATTATCAAGGAAATGGAAGAAGAGGAGGGTCAACTCAACCGTCAGGCTGAAGCTTATAAAAAATTGGGAATCTCTTCTGATGTAGCTAAAAAGAAACAACAATTATACTTAGATACTCTTGAAAAGTTAGGACAACAGGTAGACTTCTCCATCGCTGGAGAGTACATGAAAATCATTTACCAACGACTGAAGGATTTGGGGGACCTTTCAGGGGATGTCGGAATAGAAATTACTACTTTGGCGGAATTGATGACAGACTTTGCTTCCAAAGCAGATGCTATAAAGTACATGGCTGCCAATGCAGGTAAATTAGGTATTGAATTTGATTATGCCGATGAAATGGCAAAACTGCTTTCCAATACTCTCCAAAAGTTAATAGAGAGTAAAGGGGCAGATACTACTTTTGCAAAACAGTTGTCGGAAGACCTTCGCAATTTACATCCGGAAATATATCAGGCTCGAAAGTTGCTTAAGGATATGGATGATAAACTTAAGCAAATATCTATTAAGGGTAAGTATGGTATTTCTGGATTTAATATAGCTGAAGAGAGTCAAAAAGCTATTGGAGATACTCTGGATAAGTTAATAGAGCTGCGAGTTACAGCAAAGAATCTTGAAGGAGCCTTTATTCCTCTTTCAGGAATTATGCCTGCTCCTTTCCTCGCTCTCATACCTTTTGCTGACATACTAGACAAGAAAATATCAGAGCTGGCGGAGAGGTTCAGGCAGTTAGGAGACTCTGCGGAATTGGATGATTTATGGCGATCTTTGGAAATAGCTAAGTCTCAGTCAGAGATTTTCGGAAACTTAGGAAGTCAGTTGGATGTAGTGAGTAAAGAGATCAATTATGTAGAACGTAAAATACATAGTCTATCTTACAATCTAGAAGCGAATAAGGAAGTTATACTTGAGTTAGGAAAAGCTCTTGATCTTCTTAAAGTTAAGTATTTGAATATTCAAGCAGCCTCTGATATTGGTTATTACGGTATGCTTACAGATGCTTTTGGCAAGTATTCAGATCAGATGGAATTGCTAGGAGCTCAGATAAGTTACGTTGAAGAGAGGTTGAGACTGCTTTCCGACGTAAATGTTAAAGATGCTGCTTGGCAAGGAGAAGTAGAAAGGTGGTTGGATCTTCTGTACAGATTACGTAATGAGCAGGAGAAATTTGCCGCTTTGGAAGACTCTGTAAATAGTTTAGCCACGGTATTCGGAAAGTTGGGGGATGCCATTGGAGGTTCTACCGGAGAGATGTTTAAAATATTTGAATTGATTTTACAATCTCTTCCTGATATTATAGACCTCATACAAAAATATGGGAAGACTGCGAATGTTACTGCTACTTTGATTGATACTCAAACTCTAGCTACTGAAAATGCGACGATCGCTAAACAATTAGAGACAAATGCTATCAATCAAAATATAGCTGCAAAGGTAGCAGATACCGCTCAATCAACTGCTAATGCGGCGGCAAGTGGAGCTAGTGCTGGAGCGGCTTACGCAAATGCAGGAGCAAAATCAGTGGAGGCGAATGCCACAGTAGTGGCACAGGGGGCAAAACTGCCGTTCCCGGCTAATCTAGTAGCTATTGCTCTCGGTGTTGCAGCTGTTATAGCAGGACTCGCTGCCGCTCTACCTAAACCGAAGAAGATGGCTACTGGTGGTGAGGTGCCACAGGGATTCCCCAACGATACTTTCCCGGCTCTACTTACCTCTGGAGAAATTGTGGTTCCCCCCAGTAAGGCAGAACAATTCGCCCGTCAAATACTTAAAGATAAGGTTCGTGAGAAACCTTTTGCAAAGAGGATTCCAGAAATGCAAAATGGTGGGATTATCCCTGCCGGTTATCCTAATGATACCTTTGCAGCGATGCTTTCCAGTGGAGAGGCAGTATTACCATTAAAGGAATTTGAAGATGTATTAAAGAGGTATCCTGCTGTATTTAAAATTGTTGATCAGCGTACTACTGATTCTATTACTGGTCAACCTGTTTCTCCATATTCTAAATTGCATGGGACTTTCGATTTATCATTTGTTGAAGAGGTTGTAAAGAAAGCTCTTCAGAGAGGAATAGATCCATACACAGCACTTGCAATACCTCATGTGGAGACTGGTGGGACTCCAAGTGGATCTGCAAATCCGTACTCTATTAATTATGAAAGTCCTGCTCAACTTGAAAAGCTTATTGCCGATCCAATTGGAGCTTCTCTTGATATCTTACAAGCCAAACTTAAACTTGCTGATAAACTTGGGTATGATACTTATGCCAAAATGGTACAGGTTTATAATGGCATGGGAAGGCTTACTCAAGGAGCAGTAGGAGGAGGGAAGGCTTACGGGGTTGAAATACCGAAAGAGGGAATTTCAATGAAGGAGAATCCTCTTTATGGTAAGCGGATAGAAGATGTACGCAATAATATTCTCATGCAGAATGAGGAGTTAGTTTCCTTTGTTGAGAGTTTAATGAAAAATTATGGTCAGCCTACTTTGCCAACTACCCTCTTCAAAACTCCAGAACCTATTCCGCCAGAGTATGTACAACCAATTTCAACTGATACTACAGTAGCAATTACGTCAGCGGCAGATGCTTTACAGCAACTTATTACCTCATTGGGGGTATTAGATTCCACTGCTCTTTCTACTGCAGATGCTACTGCAGAGGTAGCAGCAGGAACAGGAAAATATGGTAATGTAGTATCCGCAAGTGCTCAAGGAATAGGAAGTGTAGTGAGTACGGCAATACAGGGTGGGGACGTTGGAAAGGCGGCGGTAAGTAGTTTAGGTTCTTTACTTCCGTCATTGTTATCATTGATACCGGGGGTTGGTCCTATATTACAACTCTTACTTGGTGGATTAGGTGGAGGTCTATTTACCGGTATTGCAAGCAAGATGGCTAAAGGTGGGTTGGTTCCTGCTGGTTATCCTAATGATTCATATCCTGCTTTATTGTCAAGTGGGGAAGTAGTATTACCG